TGAGGATTTAAAAGCTTACATTGCTGGCCATCCTGATTATAAGTTTGCAAAAGATGGAAGATTAGGATTAACCCACTTAGGTGACAAATTAAATTTGCGTGAAGAAGCTATGCAGTCAAGTCTTTTAGAACACGTCCCAGGATTAGGCAAGATAGTAACAGCTTCAAACAGAGCTTTTGGGGGTTTTCTTAATGATCTTAGATTTAATCGTTTTACCGATTTATTGAATGCCGCACGTTTACATGGTGAAGACGTTAGTATTGGCTCTAAGGTAGTCAAAGACATTGCAAATACTGTCAACGATTTTACAGGACGTGGGGATCTTGGAGAGAATGATAGATATGCCTCTGCTCAAACTTTGGCAAATAATGTATTTTTTGCTCCACGTAAAATGATAGCCACTATGAATATGTTTAATCCTGTACGTTATTTAGACCCAAGCGTTAGTCCTACGGCTCGAATTGGTGCGACTCGTCAGTTAGTTGGAAGCCTTATCGCAACATATTCAATTCTTCAATTAGCACAGATGGCAGGAGCAAAAGTAAATTTAGATCCACGTAGTCAAGATTTTGCAAAGATAAAATTAGGCAAGACAGATTTTAATATCACTGGAGGAAATTCTACTTATATAAGAACATTGGCTCAATTAGCTACAAATACAAAAATAACTTCTGGTGGTCATAAACTAACTTTAGGAAAAGGCTACAAACCTGAAACACGTGCCGATGTTGCTATAGATTTTATGAGAGGAAAATTATCCCCATCTGCATCAGTTTTAGTTGATGGATTATATGGTAAAGACATGGCCGGAAACAAATTCAATGTTGAGAACGAAGCGTATAACAAATTAGTCCCAATATTTACAAAAAGCTTCATTGATTTAGTACGCAACGATCATGACAACGGAATGGCTTACGTTGGCTCATTGGCAGCAGCTTTAGGCGTTGAAATGCACACCAAAGAACCGAGAGGAAAGGGAAAATGAAAAAATTTATCTTAACAATTTTACTATCAATAATCGCTGGATACGCTGGAGCGAACGTGCCAAGTGCCACTCCTCTTTATAATCAATACAGCTGTAATGGAAGTGCTACACAATTCCCTTATCAGTTCCAAATCACAGCACCAAGTGATATGCAGGTATTTATTAACAATAATGCGGGAACTATTACTCAACAACCTTCTTCAGCCTTTTCTGTTGACCAGACTAACGTATGGGTGAATTATCCTTTGACAGGTTCTCCGTGTCCCAATGGAAGCACAATCACGCTTCAAGCGTCAACTCCTATAACTCAAATAACCACTTATTCTCAAAGAACTCCTTTTACAGCGTCCGCAGTAGGGTTATCTTTCGATAAATTGACTTTAATCGACCAACAGCTTCAGGGACAGTTAAATCGTGCTATTTTAGCTCCTGCGGGTACAAGTGCTTTTACATTTCCAAGTAGTGTTCCGAGTAATCTTTTAGGGTGGGATCCTGCGGGAAGTGGAAACATAACTAACTTCGTACCAAATACAGGGGCGTATTTATCACAAGCCACAACGCAAGACGCTCAAACAGCTACTAATAATACTAAATACATGACCCCTGCCTTGGTAGCGACAGAAGTAGGATACTCAGGCGCAGTCAGCATTCCTATTGCCAATGTTTCTGGTGCGGTTGGATATCCTGGTGCGGGAGTTGCCAATTCAACTGGTTCAGCGTGGGGGACATCATACACTGTTGGAACTGGAACAAACAACTTAGTCCAGCTTAATTCTTCTTCACAGCTACCTGCTGTTAGTGGGGCTTTATTAACTAATCTTAATACAAAGTTTCAAGTAGCATTTTTCACAAAAGACATTTCATCAACAACAACAACAACTGTAACGGGAATTAACTTTACACCAAAAGCTGTGGTATTTTTCTACGCATTAAGTAGTGCTACAGTTCTTTCTGGGCAAGGCGCAGATGATGGAACTAATCATGGCTCAAGTGCAGTAGTAGAAAATTTAGGGACTATTAATTCTGATTATAATTCATCCGGTTCTATATTAGCAGAAACGTATATAGCAACTAATTTAAATGTTGGAGTAGTTACTGGGTTTACTTCAAATGGTTGCACAATAGGATGGACAAAGACGGGCACTCCAACTGGAACAATTGGAATAACTGCTTTATTTTTAGGATAGGATAAAAATATGTTTAAAGGAACCTTAAGCTTATCTTCAGACAATGGTAATGAACGCGCAAAGCTTCCGGTCATAGGATCAAGCTATACTGGAAGTCAAAGTGGGAACTATACGATCACTTTAGGAACTGACTTTGCTGTACCTGCACGGGAACTTTTTATACAGAATGACGACAGCGCCAATATTAGTTTTGTAGTAAATTGCCAAGAAGGCACATTGGGATTCTTGATTCAGCCTGGAGAACAGTTTGATGAGAGGCTTCCTATATTCAATTCAGTGATTGTAACAGCTGGTGGGAACTGGCGTTTTAGAGTGAGGGGAAATGTTTCTTAAATTATTATTTTTCATATTATTTTCTTCAGTGGCTCTGGCTCAAAATACTAAGCCGTTAATTGCGACCGATAATTCTACGCAAACTTGCAATACGACAAGAATGGTTTTTAGTCCTGGTGTTTTGGCTTGTTCTGGAAGCGTCGCCACTATTACAGGAAGCGGCGGAGGCGGCGGCTCCCCAGGCGGTTCCAACACAGATGTCCAGTACAACAACGCAGGTTCCTTTGGCGGGAATGCCGGATTCGTCTATTCAGGCGGCAACGTAGGTATCGGCACAGCTACCGCAGGTTATAATCTCACAGTCAACGGTTCAGCGCAATTCCAAGGGGCGGGGAATGTGGGGATTGGGACGGTGGTTCCGGCGCAGGCTTTGGACGTTAAAGGGACGGCCCAAATGACAGGGTTCTCTTTAACTACGAGTCCTTCGTCAGGGTATGTGCTTACAAGCAATTCTGTTGGGATAGGAACGTGGGCTCCGGCAACAGGAGGTGGGGGTGGCGGAACTCCAGGTGGTTCTAATCCACAGCTTCAATACAATCAATCAGGTTCTTTTGGTGGAGTGGTCAATAGTGGCGTTGATTCTAACGGAAACATTGGGATTGGCACTTCAGTTCCAGGACAAACTTTAGACGTTAGCGGCACTGTAAGAATTATTGGAGCTGGGAATGTCGGAATTGGCAGCTCTAACCCCGCTCAGGCTCTCGATGTTCAAGGTACCGTTCGTATGGTTGGTTTCAATATGAGGACAGGGGCTTCAAATAATTATCTTTTAACATCAGATGCAAGCGGAAATGGTTCGTGGGCAGCGGCTCCGAGTTCCTCTCAATGGAGCGGAACAAATCCTATATACTTTAACGGAAACGTCGGAATTAATTCCACAATCCCTGGACAATCACTTGATGTAGTAGGCACAGTTCGTGCTACTGGATTTATTGCAGGTGCGGCTGGCATCACGCTTGGAGGAGTAAACCATACATCATGGCCTGGAGGTGGAAGCACTACGACTGCCGTTCATACAGGAAGCGCAACTTATAATCTTACAAATTCTTTGGCTGACGTTGGTTCAGATGAGCATGTTACTCTTCCTGGGGCGGGACTATATTTTATAACGATGTCAGCATTATGTAGTGGGCCAACTGTTACAGATACATTGGTTTATCAAATAAACGATCTCACCACTTCTTTAAGTTCGCAGCCAGTCGTGATAACAGCACCAACAGCTGGATTTAATTGGATTTATCAATCTTGGGCATTTACTGCAACAGGCAGTGATGTTATAACCGTGGAGGCGTATAATGCCGCTGCTGCTCGTGGTCAAAATTTTAATAGCTATACATCAATAACTTATGTAGGGCCATTTTGATGAAATATTTATTACTTACAATTTTTTTGGTGTTTTTACCGGGAATCCCGGGAAATGCTGATGTTTATATTCATGGTTTTGGAACGAGCTATTGGCGTAACTCTTATTTTATAACACCACTTACTCCGCCAGTAGGGGGAAATCTAACTTTCTTAACCAATAATCTTCAGTTTAATGGAAGCGTCTTAACATTTTTGGGGGATTGATGAGATTTCTATTTTTACTTTTATTTATGATTCCAAACTTAGCACACGCTAATACTGAAATTAGCACAGCGGCGACTAATCTTGGTATTGGCACTACTTCAGTTAAAAATGCTTTGAGCGTTGCAAGCACAGAGGCGATTGGTTCTTCGTATGTTAATACCACAGCCCCTGCTAATGGTTTGATTGTGCAAGGTAATGTAGGTATAGGTTCATCAAATCCTGGGCATATATTAGATGTTAAAGGCACTCTTGACTTCCTTCATCAAGGCGGGACTGGAAATTACGGAGACGCCTCAACACAAATCAAAGGGGCTCAAACAGGAATTAATGGTTATGTATTAGAGTTACTTGATAGTAGTGGAAATATTGTTGACCAATTCAACACTGACGGAAGATTAAATATTCAAAACTATAATGCTGCTGAAGGTGCGGTTGGAGTTTTATACAATGAAGCTACGTCAAATAGCAGTATGCCAGTTGGCCATTGGGCGTATGGTGCTAAAAACGATTCAGGAAATATGAATACCACGGGTCGTCTTTATAATGTTCTGACTAGCAATGCTACCAATTCAATGGGAAGTTATCTGTCTTTTGATTATATGGACAATGACGATACTTCGGGAGGGTACACGCAACCAAATAAGTCAATGACCCTTGGAGCTGCGGGTTTATCTTTGCCTGGGATTCCAATTACAGACCAAACTGGAATTTTAACTTTATCCCCAAGTAGCGGCTCAACGTATGTCAAAGGCCCTAATACAACAAACGTAGTTAATCTCACAATATTTAACACAAACTTTTCTGCTTTTGATTATGTAGGAGTTGAAAATGTCAACGCAACGGGATATGGCACCACAGGAGCTTTGCCTTATGCTTCTGTATTTGGAAATCCTATTGCAGAGCCGATTCAATTTTTTACTAATAATGTTGACAGGGTTACTATTACAGCGACAGGTAATGTAGGAATTGGGACGGTTGTTCCTACATCACTAATTTCAGTTGGCGGAACTTGTCATACTATAGGGCCAGTAGGGACTTGCTGGACTTCAACGGGTCAGCTTGGATATTGTAGTGGGGCAGCTAATGTTTGTTCAACCTGTACGGCGTGTTAATATGAAATACTTAATTTTAACAATCTTACTATTAACACCCAAGCTGGTATCAGCAGATGTTTTTGTTAGAGGTACGATTTTTCATAACGCCGTAATAGTTCCCTCAATGGGTTCTTCAATACCCGCAGGGGCTTTAGCAGATGACGCAGGACACTATTTAAACGACGATGCAGGACATTACTTGGTGGGACAATGAGACTACTAATTCTATTATTATGCTTGGTAACAACAAACGCTTGGGCCACGGTAACTAACACCTATGTTTTAAATGTCAAGAACGATGCCGCAAACCCGCCAACTGAACAAAATGGTTCCATTGTTGATACCGGGACTTCGAGTGGGTTTGGCAACGTCGGTATCGGATCTCTGAACCCTGGGGTTAAATTAGATGTTTTAGGCACAGTCCGAGCAACTAATTTCATAGGTTCTTCGGCAGGATTGACTGGATTGCCAGTAGGCGCAAATCCTTCACAGGTTATAGGAATTTTAGCTAATAATGGTTCAGCAACTACCTTTATGCGCTCAGACGCAACTCCTGCTATAGATGAAGGAATTATTCCTAGCTGGACAGGCGAGCATGAATTTAGCGGAAGTCCGTATGCAATTATAGTGAACGGGATTATTTCTGGCGCATCTCCAAATGATTGGCAAGTAGATGCTTCAGGCAATGCTCAGTTCGGAGATTATATAGGTGGCCCATGTTTAACTATTAGTAACGGTCAAATTCAAGCTGACTGCGGAGCCATAACCATAGGAGATGGTTCTGGAGGTGCAAGTTCTGGTGCTGGCACAGCTTCTTTTGCTCGTGGTAATATGACAATAAGCTCAAACGGCGGGGCATCATTCTCTAGTGGTGCTGCGACAATAGACGGAAGCGGAAGGGTAGGCGCAAGCCAGTTTATAACAAATGGTGGAAACAATACTCAAGTGGTTCTTGGTGATGGAACTTTGGGGACGTATAGCACAGGTTCTGGAACAGTTACCTCTGTAGGCTTATCAAGCACAAATTCAACCTTGACTATCGGAAGCACTCCCGTTACTACTTCTGGAACGATTACAGCAGATATTAATTTAGCCCACGCTAATACCTTCACTGGTCAGCAAATATTTAATAGCGCAAATGTGGGGATCAATTCAGCGACACCAGGACAACGTCTTGACGTCACCGGCACGGTGCGGGCAACGGCGTTTATTGGGAATGGGGCACAATTGACAGGTATCAGTTCTTCGCAATGGACTACCACCAACACTAATGACGTCTATTTGCCTAATAGCGGCAATGTTGGGATTGGGACAACAAAAACTACCACTGCTGGGCTAACAGTGATGAACGGTAACGTAGGTATCGGTACCTGGGCGCCGAATGGATTACTTAATGCCAGTAGTCTAAAAGTTATTACATCTACCACATGTGGTTCAACACCAGCTACTATTATTGGCAGTATTCAAAATACAGGAGGGGATGAATGTGCGCCATTTGCTATAAATCAGACTGACCCGAATGGTAATATATATTTTCGAGTTGGTACTACGACAGGAGCTATCGAAGTTGGCGGAACTAGTACCACTGGTTTTATTAATACAAAACCCAATACAGCTAATACAACTCCAATGGCATTTGAGATAAATAATACAACCAAAATGGAATTGTCTGCTAATGGCGGTTTAGCATTGGGTAGTACATATTATTCCACTGATCCTGGTGCTAATAATGCGATTATTCAAGGTAATTTAGGGATAGGAACTACTTTAGTCACTACTTCTGCTTTAACAGTCATGAACGGCAACGTAGGTATCGGCACCTGGGTGCCGGCGGGGTTGCTCGACGTAAACCGTAAATTAAATGTCTTTTCAAGTGGGAATGTGGGCATTGGTTCTGTGAATCCTGGGCAAGTATTAGACGTGCAAGGTACTGTGAGTGCAACCAACTTCAATGAGAAAACATTTACTAACGGCTCTTTAACTAAGTACAATTCAAGTGGGGATATTGTATCAGCTGCCTTAATTCCAGGTACTCTTACGGACACTAAGCTATGCTCTTATACATCCTCTGGAACAGCTTTAAACTGCACAACGACAGCCCCAACGGTTACTGTCAACGCTGGCACAGGAAATCAAGTCGCTTATTACTCAGGAGCCAGTACGATATCAAGCACGTCAGATATTACCTTTGCAGGGAGCAGTACAAATTTCTTAGCTGGAGGAGTATTTACTAACTTTGTCACCTTAGACGATGGTTCTGGAAACTCTTATTTTGGGAACATAAGCAGTACAGGTTCTCAAACGGTAGGGTACAATCCCCAGTCATCTACATACGCAGTCGTGGCATCTGATTACTTTGTAAATGCCACATCAGGCACTTTCACGATAACCTTACCTTCTGCAATCGGAATTGCAGGGAAAGTCTATAAATTTAAGAATAGCGGATCAGGGGTCGTTACTATCGCCACAACAAGCAGTCAGACAATAGACGGTTCAACAACAAAGACTCTAGCAGCCACAGGAACATTAACTGTAATAGCAGCTTCAAATAACTGGGTAATAATGCCTTAGGAGGGTATATGAAAAAAGTATTAGGGATTTTAGCAATCGGTTTAGTGGTATTCGCAGTTCACGCATGGGCGGAGTCTGTAACAACTTCAGATGGCGTAAACTTCAACGTGACCAATGACGTAGGTGTTTCAACAACAATGACCAATGCACAGATTATGCAGATGGTCAATTCTTCTAATAATAAGGCGAGCTTAGACCAAGAGAAGTTACTGGCTGACAGTGAAATCGCTTACTCATGGGCTGGTGTTGAGCAATTAGCGATTAATGCAGACGTGACGGCAAATATACAAAATTGATAATTGGCGGGAAAGGTGGGTTGGACCCTTCTGAGTACCGCCTTAAAGATATGAACAGAAAGCGACCACCAACAGAAAAAGAGTTAGCCAAAGACGGGATAGATACCCAGTACGAGAAAGATTTTCCACCCATCATAAGGAAATTAATTGTGTTATCAACGCCTATTAAAGAACCACAACACTTTACTTACATGAGCTTATGCAAAAATATATTGTCTTAGTTCTTATATTCTTTGGAGGGTGTGTAGCCACAACACACATTAAATACCTTTATTCACCAACGTGTGATGGGAACCTAGTTGAGGAAACCTGCCCTAATTCAGATTGTGATACAGCTATGGAAAGTTTTAATAAATGGATACCTCCTACAAATGCAGTACAGGGCGGCGTTTATATGGTGGACTACAATCAAACTGGGGGATAAGGTGGATTACCATTTAGTATTTGAAGTGTTAAGTGTCGTCGTGGTTCCCTTTACGGTTTGGTTATTTAATATACAAAAAGACCATGACAAGCAGATACAAGATTTAAAAGATGATTTATCAAAAAAAGCGTCTGATGCAAAGCTCGATCAGCTTAAGGAATCGCGCGATGAGGATATAAAGAATTTAAAACTATCTCTTTCTGATAAGGTCAGTTATACACGATTAGATGAATACAAAAAATGGGCTAATGACAGCTATGTACATCTTGGCGAATACAACACAGCTAATTATTATAAAGATAAATCCATTGATGATAAATTTGTTTCAATGCTTGCGGTAAACAACACGCAGTTTAAGAATTTGGAAGATAAAATAGACGACCTTAAAAAGTTCATAGACAACAAATTAATAATTTCGATTAATAAGGAGACTTAAACCCTGGTATAATTTACATGACACTTAGTTTAAGTTAAATTAAAATTGGGTAATTATGCCCAAACTTAAACAAGGAGAATAAATATGCACATATCAATCGTAAGTATTTTCGTAATCTGCGTTATCGCAGGGCTTTGCTGGTACGTAAACGAAACATTAAATGCAGTGCCGGTATTAAAAAAGGTAGTAGCTGTGGTCATCGTGGTCGTTGCAGTTCTTTGTCTTTTACAATCAATGGGAGTGATGGGGGATTGGAACTCATCTGTTAGGGTAAACTAAGGAGGAAGAATGAATTTAACAATTATCAAGGGCTTAGAAACATTCGGAATAGGGCTGGCTGTGGTCGTAGTCAGTTCAATCATCCAAGGTCTTAGCAATTATCATCCCACAGGCACGGAGGGTGCCTTGTGGGGAATTGGCGGAGTCGCCGTCATAGGGGCATTAAGAGGGCTTCTTAGCTGGCTTATCATTAAACAGCAAACGCCGCCAACAGCACCACCAACATTAACACCATTACCAACCACGGAGGTAAAGTCATGAGCTTCTGGACAACAATCATACAGGACATCGAAGCATTACTCGCAAAAGTAAAAGCAGAGCTTGGCACAGCATTATCATTGTTTATTGCTTTTATCAAAGAAGCTGTTACAGAAGAAGAAGCTGCTTTATGGCCTCAATTCCAAGCGTTAGCAATTCAAATATTCGGTGATGAAACAAAGATGGCTGGATTGAACTTAGACGCAAGAGTAGCAGTAGTTGTGGCGGATTTTATGGCTCAATTACCAGCAGATGTAGCTTTGGCTAAAAAGGCTTTGATTAACTCTTGGGCATGGGCTGTGGCTCATCAACAGGGTATTGTGGATGGCAACCAGGGAAATGTTAATGGGTAATCGCGGTCAGATGGCAATGTACGAATTTCTTGTTATCGCAGTTCTCATTGGAATTGCGGGATGGGCGACTTATTCGTATATCCATAAACCCACACAAAACAGTATCTACCAAGCAGATTCTAAGCCTGTTATTTATGAAGTAAGCCCAACGTGGTTTGGTTGTGCAAGTTTGGGGGCAATGAAAGCGAGAGAAAATGAACGAGTTATTAGCAATCAAGTTAATAGTGCTCGGTAGCTGTGCTGCTTTAAAGTTATGTGGGGAACTGTTTTGGGTTGAAGGACAAAGATTTGTTATACCAGTAATTCTTGCAATTGGTATATGTATTGTTCTTCATTCTTGGGTGGGAGCCCTTGTCCTCCCTATGATTGCCCCACTCTGCATGGGCTATAAGGACTATGGTAAGTCAGATGGCTTTGACCGCGGAATGTGGTTATTCTTAATATGTCTAACGGCGGGTTTAGGGCTAACTATTTTACATCATCTCGCATGGTATTTCTATATTCCCTATTGCTTAGTTGGGGGAATTTGGGGAGCTACAACAAGAGGATTATGGAATGTCATTATTGCGCCTTTATCTGGGGCTTTGATTGGGAGTATGATTTTTTTACTTCATTAACATAAACATCTTCATTCAGCAACTTATCAACTGCCGCACCTAACATATTTATTTGAGAGTGGTCAAGTGCCTCTGCGACTTGAAGGGATTTAATTTTATTATCATCATTATCTAACCATATAAATATTAATAAAACCATCAATACTGTTGCTAAAACTATCTTCATTTTTTATCCTCTCGTAATATCCCTAATTTTCTCATCAATCATTTGAATAGTACCTTCGTCTGCGATGTCTTTCTTAACACTGTTCCACCAAACAAGAAAGAGCTTCCACTTTGCGTTATTATTCATTTCACTGGCTCCTCACTTATCTAATTTCATTTTTACCTAAATGTATTCCTACGTAACCAAGTAACTTAACTCTTCCAACGTGCTCTATCTCAACTGGCTCTTTATGTCCTTCAATAATTACCCCTACAATGTCTAAGGGGTCACATTTATTAAGCCATTCTATTAATTCGCATACTCTCATTTCACCGTCTCCCCTCCCATCCGCCATTTGTCATATTCTTTTAATAATGAACAAGAACAAGTCCATGATTGATGAACGCTTAGTATCCAATTATCAAAAGTATACACACAATAAGGATGATGGAAGCCTAATAACTTAGTCATTTATTTCCCTCTTTTCTCTAGTTCTGAATACACTGCATTTGCTTCTGCTAACATCATTCTCGCCTCATCAATTAACGCGTGATTACCAGTTTCTTCGTGGCATCCTTCAATTCTTCCAACTAAAGTTCTTATGTGCATGACCATTCTTTTAACCTGTTCAACACTCATCACAGGCTTGGGCGTTCCAATTTGGATTCTTTCAATAAACTTCGTTATCATTTGAGTAATTTCAAAATTACTCCATTTTTTATTTGGATCATAAGGATTTTTCTGTTGGAATATCCAATCCCATTCTTGGTTTAGATTATATTCAATTAACCCCTCTTTGGGCGTTCCAGCGTTGGGTTCGCTTAAATATCCGCTATCTTTTAATATCTGCAATACGCTCATAGCGGGAAACCTATCTTGGAATTTAGGCATACCAAATTCTTCTAAGCAGGTGGTTATACGTTCTATTAACTTATTATCGTTAACCATGAGTATTCTCCGTTATAATCCCTCTTAATGTTTCTAATCCCTTCCATTCATCTGATGAGTATAAATTCATAATCTTTTCAATAAGCGTTTTTCTATCAGCGATAATGAAGTCTGCTATTTCTTCAAAATTAGTTTCGCCATCAATAGTGCCTTGTGATTTCAGAGAATCAACCAACTCATCCCGTGCGTTCATAACATTCCTTTCCTTTCTCAATCAAGATGTTCGTTAGAGAATCCTACCTTCTTTCTTATTCTGATATTTCCAAATACCACATAAAATGCTTTCTCTATCATTTGGCTTAAAATCGCCACATGACGCCGTTTATACTTGCTCTCCGTTCCTTTAATGTTGTGGGTGATGGGGTTATTTACCTTCAATTTCCATAATCCTCTTACCTATCCATTCAGCAACGTTTACCGTTACTGCATTACCAATGACAACCCCTCTGGGTGAGTCCAATTCATAGGAAGCCCCTGTAAGCGTTCCTTCTCCACTGGGATTAACTTCCGCAATGTAATTACCCTGTCTTGGTCGTCTTTCAATACCCCGTTGTCCAGTCGTAACTGTATATGCGAGGTATCCCTGCAATCTTTTACCGCTTTCGGATGTTCTGACAGTAGAAGCGACAACCAACTCAGTTTGCGGGTCGTTCCGTTGACCACTTCTTGCATTAACACACGGGCTGACCGTCCGTCCCTCTGTGCCCTGCGGATTATCCCTATCACCGCTTTCTGGCTTAAATAATACTTTTGCGGAACCGATATTTCCAAGACTTCCGACAATAATAACTCTTTTACGTTGCTGGGGAACGCCGAAGTTTTTGGAGTCCAACACATCCCACGATACACAATACCCGAGCGCATCAAGTGAGGATACGACTTCCAAGAAATCTTCCCCATCGTTGACAGAGAACAAACCTGGGACATTTTCTGCGACAAACCAACGAGGTCTGAATAGTTCAAGGATACGTCTGTATTGAGAGAACAGGCCACTTCTTTCGCCTTTATGACCTTTTCTTGAGCCAGCGATTGAATTGTCCTGACATGGCCATCCTCCACACAAAATGTCGATATGTCCGTATGTTTCGGGACTTTCGGCCAATGCCTCTGTAAAATGCTTAAAGCAAACGGCATCTTTTCTACTTGCCATATACACTCCATTCCGGCCTTCTCAAGACCTAAGTCCATACCACCACAACCACTAAAAAGACTGCCTAACTTCAAACATCTCCTTTTATTGTAAGAATATCGGATTTCATTTTCTGTCTGTAGCAATAACCATTTCGCCATTATCATAGACAATAGCGCATGGCCTCAATATATAGCCTTTAGGATTATACTCTTTATACTTATCCATAAACTCTTTCAAATCTGTTTCTCCATATGCCACATTCTGAAATGTACCTTCTGCATTTAAAATAGCTACTGCATTTACTGATTCAATCATATTGTCTCCATTTTATCGTTATTCCTGTTGTGGGTGATGGGGGTTAATCAATTATATGTGGAAATATATAAATCCACTTTGATTTATCTGTCATTAAATTTAGAACCTGTATTCTCGGGTTATCATCAAAAGGCAGTCCGTGTTGTAAAATTTTATACATAGATTTTCCTTTGGTGAATGTCATCCCTATTGGAAGTTCCCTCTTAATTACATCATGCAATTCCCCAATCCCATCCTTAACATATCTGCGAGCTTGTGATATACTTATGTTCTTCATCCTCTCTCCATTCCTTTAACTGTTGTGGGTGATGGGGTTAAATACCAACATATATAGTTGGTGGTAATTCAAATTCACCGTCTTTCTTCTTCCACATATGCAAACAATGTGGGTGTTGATTAACGTACTTTGATGCTGGCGGGTGAATCTGTAAAACCGTTTCTTCTTTCCCCCAAAATAAATCTTTTATAAAACACATTTCTTTCCAGTTTGGACAGCGGTTAGGCATAGATACTGAAACGTGTTCCCACTCTGGTTTTAGCCCTTGTCCATCTGTGGCTAATACTTTCAGTTCATAAGAATCATAAGGGACATAAAACGCCCCATAGGTATCGGTATCTTCACTACCGTAATCACCGTCCTTTATTCGACATTTATTTAGTATGCTGAAATTCCACTTCATTTTGACGCTCTCCGTTCCTTTAATGTTGTGGGTGATGGGGGGTTAATCCTTCCAAAATTCTTCGATAGCAACACTTGTCAATCCTTCCAATAACTCAGCCCCACTCGGGTCAACAATAACTTTAACGTGAGGATGACAATTATCATTTAACCACTTGACTAAAGGTTTCGCTGCTTCTTTCATATTACTTCTTTGCAATTCTGTTAGTATCATTTCTCTCTCCATTCCTTTAACAATGGCGTTTAAGATTCTTTCTTGTATCCATTTTGGTCAGCCCAATCATGCAAATCTTTTTCATCAAAAACATCGCCAGGGTATAAATTATTCTTAACATACTCAATCAATTCTTCCTCAGGAATTTCTACTACTACATTTTGACATTCAAATGATACTTTTTGTTTCATATCCCTCCTTTAACAATGCCGGTTAACCTATCTTTGGCGAGCAGGTACAAGGTTCATCAGAAACATAACAAGGCTTTCCGTCTGTTCTATGAAAAGCTTTCTTCTGATTTTCCTCTTGAACAATGGCTTGAGATAATTGTGCGGCTAAATTTATTCCAACTCCTTTTTTAACCAAAATATCCATAAATTCTAACATTTTTGTTTTAGTTTCTTCTAGTGTCATATTCCCTCCTTTAACAATGCCGTTTAAGGTATTAGTGGATAAAGTTCCGTCATACATTTATCACACATCTTCATGTGCCCATCATGCTCTGGACAACAATTAACCTTGTAATAAATGTCAGCACCACATCTCTTGCAATTAGTGGCTATTAATTTTTCTTCAAAGTTACCACCAAAACAATCTTTGCCCATGACGTCCTTTAACAATGCCGTTTAAGTAAACAAGTATTCTTGTGATAGTCTTCTGGGTATTTCATAACTCTCCTATATATTGGGCGTCAACGTTCACAACGATTTCTCTTCCTTAGCGCATCTTTCAATATCTGCCATTGCCTTTAAATTATTCTCATAAAATCTAGGGAAACTAACTTTAATAGGAGAACTTGCTTCATATATTAGAAATGCTGCTAATGGCGTATTGTGAAATGATTCTAATTTCTTTCCTTCTTCTCCTGCTAATTGAACTATCCATCCTGCTCGACAATGTGTTGTTTCGCACGTATGCCAAGTGGACATATCAAAGGCATTAGGATTTTTTACAACGTCAAGCAATTTAGTATGTATGTTTTCTATTTTAGGAATTAAAACCTTATTTACTTCTTCAAGTGGTGATTTTTCTTTTAAGTCAGAGCAGCGAGAGCAGCGAGAGCAGCGAGAGCAGCGAGAGCAGCGAGAGCAGCGAGAGCAGACAGAGCAGTCAGAGCAGCCAGAGCAGTCAGAGCAATCAGAGCAGTCATAGCAGTCAGAGCAGTCAGAGCAGTCATAGCAGTCAGAGCAGCGAGAGCAGCGAGAGCAGCGAGAGCAGCGAGAGCAGCCAGAGCAGTCAGAGCAGTGAGAGCATACATAGCAGCCATAGCAGTCAGAGCAGTCAGAGCAGTCATAGCAGCCTTTATTACTCTTATTTTGTTTTTCAAAATTAGGATAATTTTTAGCGAATGATTTACTAACGCCATTTTCTTCTTTATTTTCTCTTTCTAAAAAATCTTCGTAACTATCATAAATCTTGGTCATTAAGTTCTCCTTTTCATTTAGTTATCTTGGGCGTCATGGCAGTTGGTTTAAATATAACAATACAGCTTGGGAATGGGGCGGAATTTTTAGCCCCCCCAAATTTTAATCTACCTTTGATAAAGCGTATTTCTTTAGCTCGCATGACATAATCGTGCCACCATTTAGTGTCAGTTCTCGAAGGTATGAGCATGACGACTGTTTTACCCTTACAGCTTTGGCTATAAGCGTAAGCAATCCACTCTTTGATGTTACTGTACGGTGGATTAACAAAAACACTTTCCCCCCAATCTCTTGTAAGTCCTTCGCTTCCCATAAGTGGTCAGGGGTCATCTGTAAACTTAAATTCTTCGTTGAGTTTGTCATAACAATCCTTTGGCGTTGATCAATGATCCGTTGCTGATGAAAACATTACTTTATTAAAAACCATTTTGTATCCTTACGCCACATGACGCCGTTTATACTTGCTCTCCGTTCCTTTAATGTTGTGGGTGATGGGGTTATCTATCCTTATCTTCATTTATGGCTTTAGGCGAAAAATCTTCATAGCATTGTTCGCAAACGTGCTTATCATCGTCACCGCAAGAAATAAAATCTAATTCTCTAAAGAACTCCTCACAGTTATCACACTTGTAAACATCACATCTACATTGAGAACACTCACAGACTGTCCTAGTAATTACTGTTCCATTTACGCTCATTCTCTCTCCATTCCTTTAACAATGCCGTTTAATCTAAAATCTTCTTTCTTCTTAAAGAGTCAAATAGATTGCGTTTTTTTAAAAAGTTTAAACAATCACATTTATTACAAACTCCGCCTGTATAGTTAATGCTATACGAAGTCCCGTGAACCGCTCGTATATGTCCACATTCGCACATGGTATTATTGATTATTTCTTTCTTATCTTTAATATAATCAAGTTCTGCTTCTTGAAGCAACTTTCTGGCTTCTTTAACTTTAGGATGGTCTTTAAATTCAGGGTCACAACTCATATCCCTCCTTTAACAATGCCGTTTAAACTGGTAACTTCATCCAGTGAATAAAATTATCAACATCATCAATTAATTTATCCCAATTACCTGTAAAGGTTACTCCTCTATCATCAACATAAATAAAAGCAGGTGGTTTATGGTCGCATAATTCATCAACCTGAATATCGTTATTAACAAACCAATCGGACATAGCTTGCTTACCACCCTCTTGACCTGAACGAGAAGAATAGACAACCACTTTCCAGTTTTCACGAAGTTTAGCAATAGCTTCTCGTGCCCCAATAACGGGAGGGTCTGGTATAATAGATGCACCTTTCCATCCACTTTTATAACTATGAATTACTCCGTCGAAGTCTAAGCACAATGTTTTTTTCATAATGATTCCGCCTTTTCGATAATTGATTTACCCAATTCCATAGCTTGCTCTTTATACATTCCTAACCAAGCTACTGGTGTTCCAAAGTGAATAATAACTTTATCCTCTTTTGTTCCAACCGCTAACTTGATTTCTCCTTCATCAGTGGCATGAATTTGCCCTCTCGGGAATTGGTTAGTTTTTCCAAGCCCCATAGATTCAATAAACTCTTTACTCATTTCTGGACTCTCACTGTGATTACTCATATCCCTCCTTTAACAATGCCGTTTATACATATACAGATTCTTCATCCCATAAGATGCGCTGCTCATTTGGTGATTCAAAGTCTTTCGGATTCATAAGGCCTCCAGAGTTTTTAGAAGTTCTTGCATTTCGGGGATTGTCCATTTCTTCAGAGAATTAGCCCTTTGATTAAGAGCAATATATTCATACTCTCCAAGCTTTTCTTTTGTGAACTCACCTGCTAAAACAGGGTTCTTGTGCCACCAGAATATATGGCAACCGCTACACAAACAAAAGGCGTTTTTAATATCCCAGCGCACGGACATCTTATCTCTTGGGTGAATATGTGAACATTGAAGCTTTGAGTGTTCTACTACACCACAGTTACGTTCGCAATAGCCCCTACTACGAACTACTCTTGAAAATTCTTTATCAAGCTTGGTCTTTAACGACTTCTTTGTAATCTTTTTCATTAGGATCGGGAATTGAGCAACCTAATTCTTGCGCTGCCCACCTTTGTATTCGTTCAAGGTATGTTTTAAATTCAACGGTAGTTAGTCCTGTGGTGCTTGTTTTGCCTGTGTGTTTTAGGAACTTAAGCTTTAAGATATCGTGCGCTTCTTCTACGTCATACCCTAGTTCTTGTGAAATAATGTCCAAAACAACTCCAAAGTAATATTTGTTCTGTGGGTTGCTCCTTAGTGTGCTTGTAAAAAGAAATTTGCACTTAGGACAGATCATTTTATAGTCTTCATTTTGTTCCAAATAACCGCAAGGTCTAAATCACTTAATCCTTTTAAATTCTCAGCAAATCCATTATCTACGCGCCAAGTCTTAAAAGTATCTGGTGTCTTGAACTTTTCTTTAGCGAGTTTCTCAACGTGTGGCATCATGCTATTATCTGTTGGAGCTGATTTAGTTATTGTCTGTACTTGAACCTTGGGCTTTTGTGTGGCATCGGGGTCTTCGTTATCAGTAGCAACCTTGAAGAATTTAAGACCAAAATATCTTTCTCCATAAGTATGCGCCTTACCTTCTGCCTTTGCAGGGTCTTCATCTTCCCCAGAGCTAATCCATTTACAAACGATTCTTTCCTCTGGGTTATCCGCATCTATCCAAGTAAATGTCAAGTCCATGTTTACGACAAACTGAACAAACGTCTTGGCGTTTCCCTTGTTATCAACCCCTTCAAATTCGTATCTGTTATGTGTGGACTTAACCACATCTGTGATTAACAACAATCCAAGCTCATCCATCTTTGGTCGTATTGTATTAAGCAAAGAAGAACCAGAAACGTATTTATATTGATACCCCTGCTCATCTTTCACAAGAAAATCTACAAGCTTACGGACTTCAATTATCTTTTGGTAAATATTCACTTATTACTCACTTTCTTCTGGAGCATCACCATCATCAGCTCTTGTATGATCTGATTCTTCATAAAAACACTTAAAACAACACTTGTGTTTATGGTTATAGGCTTCCTCGTAAACACGATTCTTGCAAAGTACGCAAAAATATTCGTCATATTTACTGGTTTCTTCTGATTCTATTAAAAGCGTGTTTCCGCCTACTTTGTTTAATGCTGATTGTAATTTACGATAAAGTGTCATAGTCATACCTTTCTACAGGAAACATCGAATCCCTGTCCTTTTAACTGATCGTATGCTTTTTGGAGTTCTGGTGTTAAACCGCTACAATCGGCATGAGCGACCTTACAACTACATATTAGGAGTAACCCACCCAAAAGCATACAAAAGCCCACCATGATGGCATTATGCACGATTGACGGCCTTTCCTGAAGCGTCTCTGGCATATTTCCTTTTAATATCTTCCTGATGTTCTTAATCTGCTTTGCATCATTGTTCCGCATTGGGATATTTGAGTGCATATTTATTTCCTTTTTAACCAGTTTTTTATTAACGCTGTGAGTATTTCCTTAATTGTCTTTCTTTCTTTTGATGCCTTAATCTTTACCATTGCGTGTAAATCTTCATCTACATCTATAAGTATTCGTTTATATTTCATATCCAACCTCCTTACTTACAAGTATACGCATAAATGTACAAATGTCAAGGAAATAATTATAATTTCCCTTTTAATCCGGTATGCTTCTGGTTTGACAAAACAACATCAGCTTTGCAAGAATTAAAATCAGCAGTTCCTAATGTTCTTCTCGACGGTGATATCTTACCTTCGGCTTTCCATTTATGAGTTTTTGGTATGATGGTGTGTTTACGGCGTTTGCCACGAGATTTAATTTTTAAGATACATTTAAGCATTTTGCTTAATCCACGCACTATTTGGACGGCGCACATGGTTATATACAAGGTAATCGAAATATTTAAATTCAATCCCTACTTCGGCCATTCTTTTCCATAGATTCCAATCGTGGCACTTAGTGCCTTGAAATCCTCCGGCCATTTCCCAAGCACGTTTACGAAAGAAACTACCGGCAGGAAGGCGATTGTGCCTTTTAAAATATGAAGCCGTAACCGGCCGCTGTTCGCACAGGTCATATTCCTTCCTGCCAAACCAACACCTCTTATCTTCTGGCGGTACGTGGCCTGATATGTGGAACTTGTAGTGAGCAACTCCGGCCACTATGCCTTCGTGAACTTCGGCGATCATTTTAGCGAGTCCTTCAGGATAAAAGTAGTCGTCATCACAGAAGCAACAGACCCATTCAGTATCAACAACATTCTTTATTAAATAGTTGTAGGCCTCTGGAATTGATAGTATATAAGGGAATTTTCCTATTTTGTTATAGCTTCTTATACACTTTCCGTTCCAGTGAACAATAAGGTTATCAAATAAACAGCCATCTAAATAGGTGCTATTTAGCATATTTTCAAGAAGATTCAAGTCTGGATTATGTGTTGTGCAAACAAGGGTTATTTTTTCCATTTACCAACCCCACAGGAATATAGTGCAGTTAATTAAACTTAATTTAGGCTTATTGTTTTCTAACCAAATACGCCTTAATTCTTTTGTTCTTTTTCTTTTCTCGTATCCTTTAAAATACTTTCTTGTTTGATATCCGCCCATTACTTGTACACCACTGAAATTCCAATTGACCTATTGTCAGGGTTTGACTTGTTCGGACCGAAACAGTCACAAAGCATCATCGTACCTCCAAAGGTCTTCATCTTTTCGCCATTGGCTTCGAGTTCTTTCCTGAAACGAATACATCCTGACTTGTGATCTCCTGGGCCTTCGTCTAAAAGCGTGTCGTGTAATAGAATTATCCCACCATTCACAACCTTTGGTGCGAATCTTTCATAGTCAGCTTTAACCATGTGATACCGGTGATCTGCGTCAATATGAAGGAAGTCACATTTATCTATTTCAGCTATTGAAGAAGGCTGCTCTTTAGTTATAAAAGCAATATCTGGACGTCTGTTATGAAGCTCTTCTATTACCGCGTCAAGAACAGGATCTATTTTAATATCAATAATCGTGAATTTTGCTTCTGGTGCACCGAAAAGCTGTGAGTATAGCCACACCGTACCACCGAAGCATGAGCCTATTTCAACCATGTTGTCGAACTTGCGATTGCCTAGCTCTGTGACTAACTGCTCAAGTTCATCCAAAGACTGAAGGATTCCACCATGTTTCACGGGAAACAATTTGTCGTACGTCATGATTAAATCATATAGATTTGCCATATTACCCTTTCATTTTAAAATATCCGTAAACAACTATTCCCAAGAGAATGGCACATACAATAAGGCCACCATTCCCATCTCCTTCCTGTGATATTGGTTGCCAATCAGCTACGAGCACAATTCTCCTTGTACCATTTAATTGTATTCAACAAACCATATTCTAAATGAATCTTCGATTTAAACCCAAATGCTTTATAGGCCAGTTTAACATCTAGGCCACAACGAGGCTTTCCATCTGGCCTTGCGGAGTTCCATACTACAACACCTTTGAATTTAGTGTATCCACGGATCATCTCTACCAGAATTTTCATGGGAGTTTCTTCGCCTGTTCCTATATTCACAGGTTCAGGACTATCATATTTCTCGGTAGCCAAGACAATAGCCCTAGCGCAATCCTCAACATGTAGGAACTCTCTCGAAGGCGTACCAGTTCCCCAAACTTCTACTACGTCTTTCCCCTCTGTGAATTTACGGATAAGCGCCGCTACTACGTGGGAGGTTTCAAGATCAAAGTTATCCCCAGGTCCGTAAAGATTTGTGGGTATGAGATAAATGCTATTAAACCCGTACTGTTTACGATAGGCTTGAGACATAACTAAGAGCATCTTCTTGGCCAGGGCATAAGGAGCTACAGTCTCTTCTGGGTAACCTTCCCACATTTCTGTTTCCTTAAAAGGTGGGTTTAAGTGTGCTGGATAAAGACAGCTTGATCCTACATTGACAAGCTTTAGAATACCAAATTGCCTAGCTTGTTCCATTAGGTTTATTCCCATTTGCATATTGTCGTAAAACATCTGTCCAGGACGTGCCTTGATATCTCCTATCCCGCCAACGGTCGCGGCGCAATGGATAATGCAATCAGGATTAGTGTTTTGTAAAAGTTCTCTCACATGAGAAGATTCTCGTAGATCGTATTCCTTATGCGAGCAACCAAAGACATTTGGACATTTCGTTTCTAATTGTCTAATAACCTCCCTTCCAAGGAAGCCTGACGAACCAGTAACCAATATTCTTCTGTTTTTAAGTTTTATAGTTGGGGATATCGTCTTGGCCATTTTGATGGGCTCCTTTGCCAGTTGTTAATACTAATTACACATTGGGGTTTAAAATGTTTGGCCCAATAAACTCCTCTGAATAAAGGAGTATCATGTTCCATAACAGCACGATGTACAGGGCCATGGTCCGAGGATTCTTTTGGTTGCCAAGAGCAGTGATCTAGACGGTCTTTCTCAATAATAAACTTAGCTCCATAGAATTGCGCTCTCATAGACCAATCGTTATAACAATAAGCCATCGTCTCGTATTTACAGTCAAACCCTCCTGTTGCTCCCATTAGCTGTTTAGAAATCAAGCCATTCATATACAAGCGAAAATGTAGAGGTATATTTGGATGTCTGAAGTCTCCGTGAAACCACGCTGTATAGTACCAATCTGTAAGCATCCACTTTGACCAATTATCGCTCTCGGTATATTTACAGACCACCACGGTTTTATAATCGAAGCCATTCCTGCAAAGAGTTTGCCATGCTTTATTCATAGTGTCTGGATCAAACTTACAGTCGTCCGTGGCAAATGAAACCCATTCAGCTTTAGCAGCAATCCAACCTAATTGAAGCGCACGAGAAGGACATCCACAATCTTGTATCAACTGAACTTCGCCTCGATAATTAAGATTCATTTCAGGAAGTTCATAAGGACTAATAAAGATTATTTCAAAGGATCCATGCCAACACATTAAAAACGAATCGTAGACAGTTTGGTACATTTCAGGACGTATGCCTGGCACAACAAGACTTATTTGCGGTGTCATTTAAACCTCGCCTTCCATCGTTCTTCTGTATATTGCCAATTATTAAGTTCAATGTTTATACGGTCATTTGGTTTTGAATATATGTACCTGAAAGTTGCAATATCCTTCTTCATAGCATTGTGAACTGCGAAATGATCCCCTTGTCTGTTTGGCAAATGGCTACACTTAAACATAGGCTTATCCATTAAGACCATCATTTTTCCATGTTTTCTAACTCGTATGCCTAAGTCAGCATGTGCCATTGTTGTGCATTCAAAATTTTCTGCATCCCACCCTCCAAGTTCTCTTATCAATGAATTTGAGATAACCCCACAATTAAAAATAAATCCATAAGGAGGTACGCCTTCTAATTTGTACGCATCATGATATTTAAAATAATAGTATTCTGTGGATTCCATATTTTTAGGATTTTCCCCCTCAAGGTATTTCCCAACAGGAACGCACCCATCTTTTGCTAGTCCAACGGCGTGGTCTAATGCACCTGGAAGAAATACTCCGTCATCCGCGGCCCACGAAATATATTCACCCTCGGCCATCATTAACCCTATCTGTTGACAAGCACAAGGTGATCTATAAGAGCATCTATATTGAAGGTTAGGCGCACCAAACGGTGAAGCGTCAGGCCCTACGAAGATAATCTCCCACTCACCTTTGAAATCTACGGAATCGTAAAGCTTCTTCCAGTTGGCAGTTCTAATTCCCGGTACGATTATGCTTAATTTCATTTTTTCTCCCAACGCCCTTGTGGACCAGCTGGCACAGTGAAAATATTGTTGTAATTAAACGGTTGATGCGGCAGTAGCCTAACAGGCGATACAGTTCCATGTGTCAACGTCTTTTCGTCGTAAGTCCCGTAACCTTCCTTGACCCAACATTCCTCTAAATATCTTCGGTCGTTTTCGTATCCTGTGCGGAAAGAGTTTTTTCCTAAGCGGTATTTTATTTTATTTATAAAACCACCATGAACTTCCTCGTGATTAAGGTAAACTCGTGATTCTGGGATATTTTCTATTACAGCACCTTTTGACAAGGCTGTCATAATAATGTCATTTTCAGCTTGACCCGAAGTAAACTGGCGATCATAACCACCACATTCCCAAAAAAACTTCCTATTCATAAAAGCCATTGGACACATCACTGGTGTGTCTTTACAATTCCTAAAAAAACAATGCTCACTGGTAACATCTTTACTATTTTCTATTGTTGATTGAGTGTAGATACATTGAGTCGTTGATTTTTTATAGGCATCTAAAATAATGTCAAGAGCATTTGGAGCGTAAACAGCATCATCTGCCGTCCATCCAATTAATTCACCTTGGGCCATGTAGCTTGCAGCTGCATAGCATTGTGTTGGCTTAAAAGGACACCAATAATACCAAAGATTACGTGGTAATAATGGAAGTCCTTGTGGCCCTACAGCAATGATTTCCCAAGAACATTTATTTTCTTGCAAAGAATCTACCATACGCTTCCACCATTGAGGACGATTTGAACTCATAAATAAACTAATATCCATTAAATCATTCCTTTCAAGACATCCCAAACTTCCGAAACTGTGATGTCCTTAACATTTGGTTTATAAATTAATTTAGGCAACACCATTCCTTCACGAGATTTCTCAACTTCGTATGGCAAAAAACGTCCTAAGCGTTCTGAGCCAATACAAACAGACGGCACGTCTAAGGCACAAGCTAAGTGAATAGGTGCGGAGTCGTTAGCAATAAGTAGTGTGGAATTATTTATTCTATTGATAAAGGAAATTAAGTGCGTTTTGCCAGTCAAATTCATTACATGGCTTGGTAAATTCTTAATTGGCCTATCATTACAAACTGTTATTGTATGTCCGTATAATAAGTGCATGAGTTTGATAAATTTCCATAGAGGCCATTCTTTGCGCTTACGAAATGAGCCTGGACAAATAACAATATTTTTAACAAGATTATGCCTTGGAATTTGAGGAATGTGCGCGGTTAATTTTGGCGCTGTGCTTTTAAAGGTTGCCCTGCCAAGCTCACGTAAAAAATCAGCATTGCGACTTAATTCATGAACGTGAGGACGCATCGGAATTGAGCGTGTAAAGTAGTTTTGTTTCTCAATCGGAAATGAACCCTCGCAAACAATCTTAGACGTTGCGCCAGAGATAGCAACTATTGGTGGTTCGAGCGTGAACTTTACTGAATGACGGGGACAGATCACAATATCAAATCCTTGCCTGCGAATGAATAATAGAAATTGTAAACGATACCATGGATTCAAACGGAACTTCATTGTGTCTAGTGGTATAACTTCGTCCCAATATGGAAGCGACTTGGCTAGGTCGTACCAGTTTCCGTTAACTAAAAGCGTCAGGCGCTTACCGTGATAAAGCTTTCGATATTCTTTAGCGCTGTCTAACCAGAGAACAAAATCACCCAATTGATCTAGGCGTAAAATAAGAACGTCGTTAAAGTCGGACGGCGGAGTAAATGAAACTGCCCAATTGAATGCTGAGACGTAAAATTGTTTAAGCTTGCGAATCATTTAATTTTACAATCCTAACTGTTTTTCCCGTAGAATTATCTTTAACTTTCCCACATTCAATTAAAAACCCATCTCGTATTAATTCTGTGATCCTTGGCCTAACGTAGTTCATATCTAGTGTTCCTAAGGCATACGCAATCTCTCTATCTGTGAAAACCTTTGTCAAGCCCCCTTCATAAACTTCCATTATCATACGCCTGCGTTCTGAAGTGTTTAATCCGTGATAACATTCTATTGAGTTATCATGAACGTTTTTCATTTAATTCTCCTCATAATGTGAGCATTCATTATCACATTGCAGTTGTGGCTGACCATCAACCATACAATTGGTGTAACATTCTGAATCAACTACCTTGCGTGGACTGTGAGCCTCTGTGTTTAATTTATCCTGTTCTGCCGCTATCCATGTAGGAGGCACGCCATCACTACCTGTGTCATTTGCATAGCAATAACTAGGTAGTAGAATCAACAGAATTAATAATTTTTTCATTTAACACACTCCTTAAATTCTTTTGGTGGTATTGAACTAAAAGGAACTTTTGTGCTTTTGCTTTTAGCTGTTCTTTTAGCCATATCCATGCTTTTGCTTTTAATGGTAAGGTAATCATTAGGTAATGATTCCTTAACCATTGTTAATAAGTCTAATCTTTCTAGCTCTTTAATAACAGAAACAATAACAGGACGATTTGAGCGTAAGTCCCCATATTGGAAAGTGATAAAGCGAGGAATGAAGTAGAAATTACCACAATCTTTAAGCCTTCCATTAAATACATTTTTTAGTTCTTCTTCTTTAATAGTGGTTTTGCAACAAAAATTCATGAGGTCGAAGCCTTTTTTGAAAATACCAGCATGGTTGCAGTTATCAAGTATGTATTGCCAAATGGTTTTGTAATCATTGTTTAATGATATAAACCATTCGTCTTTCCACTTCTCTGTGTCTGTTAATCGTTTAGCCATAAATTAAAACCCCCGCCTGGTGATGAGCCAGGTGAAGTCGGCAAGGACACGGGGGGACAAACAGTTATCCCGTTTGTTATTTTTCATTTTTGAATTTGTTTTGATTTTCATTCATCTATCCTTGCCTTGGTTGATGTTTGTAGTATTGCATAACTAAAAACAAAATGCAAGAAAAATTGTAATTATTTTCACTTACAAAATAAATCAAAAAACAATTGACCTTAGGTTTAATAGTGCTAATATTTAATTGTATTTAAGATTCAGCCTAATTAACTGAATCTCCAATAAATTTAGAAAGGCATCAGCTCGCGAGCGCTGGTGCCTTTTTTATTGGTTAAAAGGAAAAAATGTTAGCAATGACTGAACCTTCCATGCAACACAAACCATTTGAAGCTGGCGATGGTATTGAATTAAAAATTCTCGACGACAAAATTTTAATTAGTGCGCAATGCACAACTCGGCTAAAGGAAGGAAACTTCCTCTTAGAAGCCGAGGTCATTCACATTCAAGCTGGATCAGGAATAAAGATTTCTTCTAAAGGAAAAGATACTTTAGTTATCTCTTGTGATCTCACAAAGCTGGAAGAAAAGTTTTACGATCTTAAAAAGAATGTTGATTCACGTTTAGAAATTATTGAAAAAATATTTATCAGTTTAAAAAAGCAATCGAAAATATAATGCATATCCCCTACCACAATTTAATTATCCTCACAGTTGTTGCGCTCTTTTACGGGCGCATAATTAATTATCTTTTGGTAGTTGACGATCTCACACAATTTGAATTAATGAAAAACGGACAGAAGTGCGATCTTAAGACTGCGGGGTTCGTGCGTTGGATTAAATACAAGCTTTACGGATTTGGCGGGGTGTTTGGTGTTGATTTCACAAATGCACAAACGCAACGTAATTCAATACGCAAGGATCACGCTTTAACATTGTTTCTACACGCTCTTATCTGCTGTATGATTTACGAAGTTCTTGGTCATAGTGACATTTCCTTTTGGGCGGCAATTCTCTACGCAGTCAATCCCACTAATCACCAGACATCAATCTGGTCAAACGGCCGGCGTTACGCACTAAACATTGTCTTAGTGCTGGCTATGTTAGCCCTGCCTAAGCCCTGGGGACTTCTGGCGTGGGTTTGTACACCCTTCTTACACCTTACGGCCGTGTTTGCACCTGTAATGCTTGGTTGGAAATATGCCCTGGCAATTCCAATCGCAGGTGCAATAGCCTATTATTGGCAGTATAGAGATTATCAGATGCGGATGGGAACCCAAAAGTCGGATGAAATGTTAAACTGGAAGCCTACAAGATTGATCCCGAGCGTTAAATTGTTCGGGTTTTATTTTGTCCGCTCGTTCTGGCCAGGGCGCGTCATGATGGTTTATCCTCACCTCTACTTCTGGGGATTAACAAAAGACGGGAATAAAGATGCTCACCATATCAATGCCAAATTCGCCAGAGGCGTAATTGCGATGCTCCTTTCTGTTGTGGGATTGATTTGTTTGCATGGGCAAGAGCGCCTCTATTTAGTTTTCTCAATTTTATCAATTGTTCAATGGTGTGGATGGTTGATGTGCACTCAACACTCCTGTGATCGTTATACAAGTTGTGCCACGCCGTTTATGATGTACCTCGCAAGCTATCTCTCATTTACCTATCTAGGGCATTTTGCATTACCTGTCATCCTTTTCTTAACCGGTCTTTATATTGCTGAATTAAACGTGGTTATGCCAATGTATAAAAGCATTATTTCATTCCATGAATTTCACAATCACTATTATAAAGATAATATTATAAGCCGCTCGTCGATGGTACATGGCATGATGGGAGAGAAGCAACCCATGCAAGCCTGGTATCACATTGTTGAGTCTTTAAAGTATCATCCACATGATATGCGCATGAATTTATTAGCTGCTGAGATATGTTTGTGCATGGCGGATAAGAATGGTGCGCAGGCTCATTTGTCGATTGCGGTTAATAACTGCTACGAAGGACAATATGAATGCCAACTTCCCGCATTCCAAGATTTGCAACGTAGAATAAATGCGCCTACTGTTTTTCCAAATGAACCAAGACCAAAGAATAAGTACGATGGCGCAGGGAATAAAAAAGAAATGGCGCTTGTTTAATGTTGGTATTTATTGGATTAGTTATCTTTGCAGTTGCGCTAGAACACTTAGGTAAAATCATTCAAGAGAAATGGAATATCAAACATGCCGATGGTAACATTGCTTCAAGTGGTTCAAAGAACTGAGGACAATAAAATACTTATCAACCATTCGTTGCCGAATCCATTGATTGCTTTGGATTTATTATTAGAAGTACAGAAAACACTTATTCATCAAGCTGGACAGGTAATGGAGCTCAAAAAAGAATCAGCAATCATTACGCACCAAGAAGCGTTAATAACTTAGGAGGCAAATATGGGGGTACGAATAGGCGGTTCAATAACAGGTGGTTTAACAAATGATGCAGAGGTACACACAGACAACCTTCAAGGTCTTGAGAAGCTTCCGCAGGCCAATGGTGGCGTTCCAGCCATAGTCACAAGCCACATGACAGGTAACAACAAAGAAGGCATTGTTGGTGGGATTGATAATAGAGGCATTGATAAAGATGGAGTTAAAACCGATTTTCATAAAAGATAGGAGTTAATATGGGAAGAGAAAACAACGGCGTACCATCAAGAGTTACGCATAATGCAGGTGCAGGTTCAGAGAATCGCGGTGGTAGTCAAGCCGGCAAGATGGGCCAAGAAGGCGGCTTAACACCAGTAGGTGGCGAGCAAAATGAATCATTAGTAAGCCAGAATATGGCTGCAATTACAGGTGCTAAAGGCTCAAGAGGCACTGAGAAGGACAACGGAGGGGTTGGTACCATGGGTGGTGGCACTGAACCAGAAGGTTACTTTGGAGATAAGCCGTAATGCCTGACGCATCTTCTATTTCTTTAAGTGGCAATAGTTTATTACAAACCAAGTCCGACAACCTGGATGTAAAAACTCGTGTTATCCACAAGATGTGGGAATACATTGACCAGAACTTCCATAAGTTCTCCGATAACAACAAGGTTAAAGTATGTTTAGCTCTTGCTCAAAAGGATATGCCGACTCAATTAGACGGTAAAGTAAGCGAAACTATCATCAATATTATCAAAGCTGGAATACCAGAAGATAAGCCTAAAGAAAGCATTGCTGAAAATGGCCGTAGACTATCAATTAACTGTTAAACAAACAACAGCTCTTAATCACCTTGAAAGCGATGAGAATTGTTCCGTTCTTTATGGCGGAGCAAAAGGTGGTGGTAAGAGCTATTTACTATGTGTTTGGGTTTTCATGTGGGCATATCATTTGATTGAACTCTTTGGAATAAACAAGATTGATTATCCTTTACCTATTGGGTTCATAGGCCGTAAACAAGGTGTGGATTTCTCAAAGACTACGTTTGAAAGCTGGAAGCGCATAGTGCCTTCACAGTCTTATGAGATAAGAGAACAAGATCACGAGATTATCATTGCAAACAAGGTCAAGATATTCTTTGGTGGTTTAGATAACCAAGAGGTTGTTAATAAGTTCAATAGTGCTGAGTTCGCTTTCTTCGCAATAGATCAAGCTGAAGAGACCGGAAGAGGTGATTTAGCAGTTCTTCAAGGCTCACTACGATTAACTCATAATGGCAAGAAACCACCTTACAAGAAGTTTTATAGTGCTAATCCAGCTGAATGCTGGCTTAAAGATGATTTCATAACCAATCCGAAAGCGAAACACTACTATGTACCTGCTCTACCTTCTGATAATCCTCATCTGCCTGACGATTACAATCAGACCTTGATAGATGCTTTTGGATTTGATCCTGTGCTGCTGGCTGCATATAAGGATGGGGACTGGGACGCATTACAACCTCGGCAAGCTTTAATAACGCAAACAGCTCTTGGGATGTTGCCTCATCAGCCCCAAGACAACTTCTTTAAGCGTAAGATAGTAGCCTGTGATCCTTCATTAGGTGGTGATGAATGCGTTGTTTACTTTATAGAAGATTACGAGATTAAAGACACCAAGTACATTAACTCAAACGATACGCACGTTATAGGCAATGACTGTTGTATCTTCATGACCAAACACACATGCACAGACTTTGTGGTTGATGCAATAGGTATTGGTAAGGGCGTTGCTGATTACGTGCGTTCTGCTGGTAAGAAGGTCCAAGAGATTATCTCATCTGCTAAAGCTAAAGACGAATATCATTTCTCAAATGTGCGTAGTGAGATGTGGGCTTATGTTGCTAAGCGTATTAATGAGAAGTCAGTTGTTTATCCACAAGATGAGAAGCTCAGACAACAGTTATGTGCAGTTAAATACAAGGTAGGCTCTAAGAAGTTTGAACTTGAACCAAAGACATTAACCAAGCAAGCATTAGGCTGTTCACCTGATCGCGCTGATTGTTATGTCTATGGCCTTTGGGGAATGAGTCAAATAGAGTTACATGTGCTTCAAGTTAGCAAAGGAATAGAGATTGCGAAGGGCACTAATTATAACCCATTAGAGGTTAAACAACATGAATCACGTGAAGTTGGCTCTTTTAATTAACGATGTTTTTGACAGCGTAGAACGCTCAAAGATAGGTAATATCTATTGTCGTAAAGAAGATGGATCAGTGCTCACAACGCCTGAAGGCACACCTTACGCGAATATGGCTGCTGTGAATATGTTTAGTACCATCCTTCAAACAGTTCTTATTAAAGACAAGGTGATCTATGAAGAATAGAGCAACAATTCCTGCGGTACAGAACATTAAACGCCGTGAAGCATACTTACTCAAGAATGCTGATACGCTACCTAAGGTCTATGTCCAAGCTCAATTACTAAAGCTTGCCAAGATACGGACTGAAAAGAAGCTAAGATGGGATGTGCCTGATACACGATTAAAGACTCAAGATGAGCGCATGGAAGAAACAAAGAAGACCTTTGAACCTATTAAGCCTAAGAAGTCATTTCTAGAACGCTTAAGAGAAAGATTAAAATGAAACTATTTTGGAGTTACAACTTTAGTCCTGAACGTCAATTCTTTGGTGGTGGGGGAAGCACACCTTCAGTACCGGCTGCTCCTGCTATTGCTCCAAGTCCTGTACCTACTGAAACAACGCCAGGCGCTAACCTTGAAGGCAGGCAACGACAAGTAGCCATGCTTAAATACGGCTCCCTGAGTACCATTACAAACGCTGGTGGTGCATCTGGCATCACTGGCACAGGTCCTGACATGTATCCTTCAATGACCGCAGGTACACAAGGTCGTCAAACTACAGGTGGTTCATGAGTAACCTACAGTTAATGAAGAACAAAGACAATGCAGCGATAAATTCGCAATTTAAACCAATGAAGTGGGCTGCTCCTGATGGGTTTGTTGATAGATGGCCATTCCAAAAGCGTCAGAATCAGTTATGGATTGAAGGCATGAAGTGGTATCCAAGATGGCAGGATCAAGCTAGATACTTGAATCCAACGAGAGGATTTTTCTATTATGGAATACCTGACTACGGTCCACCTCTCGATCATGGTACGCTTATTGATTCTCATGTTCGTCGTTGTATTCGTGATTTTGCCTGTGGTATGCAATCGGGAATGACCTCACCTGCAAGGCCTTGGTTTAAGCTTGAAGTCCAAGATAGAGACTTAATGCGCTATACACCAGTTAAATTGTACTTTGAAGAATGCGAGAAGCGCTTACTTAATATCGCAGGGCATTCAAATATCTATGAAGGATTCTATAATTCGTATGAAGAGTTAGCGACCTTCGGCACTGCCTCTTGGGCTATCCTGGAAGACTCCATGGATGTGTTCAGGGCTGAGAGTTTTACCATTGGCGAATACTTCCTAGGTTGTTCCCCAGATGGTCGTGTCAACGCATTCACACGTTCCACGTGGAAAACAGTATCTCAGATAGTGGAGGAATATGGCGAAGAAATGTGCAGTCCGACAGTCATCTCAATGTACTACAACAACCAGTCAGATGCGTGGCGTAGGGTCATCCAACTTATTGAGATCAATGATGACCGCATACCGGACTATCAAGATTTCAACCACAAACATACGCGTGCTATTACGTGGGAAGATGGTTCCCAACAGAACTTATACCTCAAGCTAGAAGGTTTCAATGAGTTTCCAAATATATGCCCCAGATGGCAACCGCGCACAACACACGACAATTACGGCAACGGGCCTGGGGCTGATTTCTTAGGTGATGTACGCATGCTTCAAATGATGCAGAAGAAGAAAATGATTGGTCTTGACAAGGTAGTTGATCCTCCCTTACAAGCTGATTCAACGATTGGAGAGGTCACTACGTTGCCTGGTGCGGTCACGAGGTTCAGTTCTACGACACCAAACGCAGGTGTCAAGCCATTGTACCAGGTTCAGATTGATTTGAAGGCTATACGCGAAGATATCATGGAAGTTAAGCAAGCCGCAAATGAAGCGTTCTTTACTGACTTATTTAAGACAATGATTAACGATGACAGGCCTGGGATTACAGCTTATGAGATAGCTGAGAAGAAGGCTGAGATTATGAACATGTTATCCCCAATTGTGAATAGTCTCAATAATACTCAGAACAACCCTGCTGTCATGAGGATGTACAATATGGCCCGTAGGATGGGTGCTTTGCCTAAGATGCCTAAAGAACTTACAGGTCAGAAGCTTCAGGTTAAGTATATATCTATACTGACTCAGGCTCAAAGGATGATGGGTCTTCAAGGCATTCAAGAGACTTTAGGCTTCTTTGCACAGAATGCACAGATATTCCCAATGATGATTGATAACGTAGATCAAGATAACATTGCCCGGGGATACATGGAAGATATCGGTTTGCCTCCAAGCTACTTTACAGACTTAGGTGTAATGAAGAAGAACCGTGATGCAAGAGCTAAGCAACAGCAAGCTCAACAGCAACAGCAAGAAGCTTTAGTTAAGGCTAAGGTAGCAGCAGATGCTGGTAAAGGCGCACAAGCGGCTGCTAGTGCTCCGTTAGGTCAGGGAAGTGCTCTTGATAGTCTCTTAGCTGGAATGGGTGGCAATGGTGGTGGTCAGTGAACGCTGAAGATAGGGAACTACTCCTAGATCACGATAAGATTGCTGAAGAGAAAAAGATATATGAACGTGGCATTGCGGATCATACTAAATACTTAGACGATTGGCGGGAAGTATTAAGTACACCAGCAGGTCGTAGAATAGTTTGGGATCTTCTTGGTGGGATGGGTTTCCAAAGAGATTTGTTTAATTCAGATCCATTGATAATGGCAATGAACTGCGGGCAACACAAGCTCGCATTAGCAATGGCTAAAATCATTGAAGAAGCAGTACCAGGTGTTTTTGCAAAGATGACAAACGAACAAAGAAGCTTACAAGCAAACAAGGAGAGATAAATGCCCGAGCCAATACCAACACTAACAGCACCGCTTGATATCAAAGTAGATACTAAGACAGCAGCCGCACCTGTTGCACCAGTGGCTCCGGCCCCTGTTGCTGCAGCGCCTGTTGTTGACAATAAAACCACACCAGCAGCGGAAGTAAAGCCTGACGTCAAAGCAGAAGTAAAGCCTGCTGAAGAGCTCAAGTCTTTACTAGACGAAGCAGGTGAGGAAGAAGTAAAGGTAGCAGAAGCAAAGGTTGTGCCTGATAAGTACAGCTTCAAACTTCCTGAAGGAATGACTCTCGATGAAGCAACGAATAAGATTGTAGAGCCATTGTTTAAGGAACTTGGACTTGACAACGATCAGGCGCAGAAGCTTGTTGATGCTCAATTCGCATTAACAAAAGCGAACGAAGATGCTCATGTTAAAGCTTGGGAAGAGTTCTGTGAGAACCAGAAGACAGAAGCCAAGACTTACTTTGGTACAAAGCTTCCTGAAGTCATGAAAAATGTGGCACGGGCACGTGACACCTTTATCCCTAAAGATGCGTCAGGAAAGTCAGCATTGCAAGATAAGCTAAATGCAGCAGGCTTCTCAAACGATAAGGATTTTCTTGAATTTATGGATAGAGTTGGTCGCATCATAGGTGAAGGTAAGTTCGTACAAGGTAAACAATCTTCTCCTGCAAGAGGTATGGCAGGTGTTGAAACGCCGATTGGCAAAGAAGCCACATTGGCAGATGTTTATCCTTCTATGATTAAAAAGTAAACTAAGGAGCAATTATGGCAACCGCAATCACGAATGCTTGGCCGACATTAGTCGACGTCGCACGTCGTCTAGACCCAAATGGCCGGATCGCGCGGATGGCTGAGATTCTCAATCAGTATAATGAGATCTTAGATGATATCCCGTGGATCGAAGGGAACTTGCCGACAGGTCATAAGACATCGCTTCGTGCTACAATCCCCAATCCAACTTGGAGATTGATTAATCAAGGCGTTGTACCTGTTAAATCCACATCGAATCAGATCACCGAGTCATGTGGTATGATGGAAGCATATTCAGAAATCGACTTCGCTCTGGCCCAATTAAATGGGAACACACCTGAGTGGAGAGCTTCTGAAGACGCTGGCGTCATGGAAGGTATGAACCAAGCATTAGCATTTGCTTTGTTCTATGGTGACACCTCAATCAACCCTGAAAAGTTTGTTGGGTTTACACCACGGTATTACACCTACTCACCATCTGCAACACAGACGAGTGGGCCTCAGTACAATGTTATTAGCGCAACAGCTTCACAGGCGGCTACTACAAGCAACTCTTTGACTTCAATCTGGTTAATCGGTTGGGGCGAAGATACCGTTCATGGTATTTTCCCGAAGGGTTCAAAGGCTGGTTTGACTATGGAAGATTTAGGCAAACAGACCTTGCTTGATAATAATACGCCTCAAGGTCGTTACGAAGGGTATCGCACCCATTTCAAGTGGGATTGTGGTCTTTCCGTTCGCGACTGGCGTTATGTAGTTCGTTGCTGCAACATTGACGTGACCTCATTAAATACTTCTTCAGATGCAACTGATAACTCAGCGAATCTCTTGAAGTATATGAGCATCATGATCGATAAGATTCCTCCATCCGGCAGGAGCCGCTTGGTGTTTTATATGAACCAAACAGTCCGATCCATGTTGCGCGTCAAGATGTTGAACAAGAGCAACACATGGCTAGAAATCAGTGACTGGGTGCAAGGCCGTCAAATGCCTCGTCCAAGTTTGCTCTTCCAGGGCATCCCTGTACGTCGCGTTGACCAACTTTCATTAAACGAGCCTCGTATATAGAAAGGAGGATTACCATGATTCAAGACCTAAACTTAAGGATGGATTATCAGTTGACCTTAACAACTAGTGGGCAATCCACCTACTATATTGACACCCTGGCTCCGGCAGACGCAATGCCAGCAGGTAGTTTGGCAATGTGGAAAGTTATGTGTTACACCACGCCAGTGAGCGGTACTGGTGCAACATTAACCATCACGCTTCAAACTTGTGCTAATAACTTGTTTGATAGCAACGCTGTAACTTTGGCAGCAACATCAGCCTTAGTTGCTCCGAATATCCAAGCTCAAACTGCGAATATAGCGCCACCTGATTATGTTGCGTGGCCTTATACGCCTGCATCTGCAGTATTGGGACCTGTTTTAATTTGGGTTGCCATACCTGTTGGATGTCAACGGTATTTGAGGACTGGGTATGTTATCGGCGGTACTGGTAACTTTGCTAGTATCGGTTTGACCAGTGAAATCATACTGGACGGTGATAAGTTACTTAGTAACAATTTCCCGATTGAGGGAGCTGATATTAAGTAGTTTGTAGTTGACTCAATGAGTAGGGGAGGTGGGTTCGTGCCTGCCTCCCCTACGTTCAGAGGTTAAAATATGGCGGAACCAATCTTACAGGTAGCAAGTCAGCAAAGTATCTACAACATGGCCTTGGGACATATATCCGTTGGCCCTGTTTCAGATATCAACGAAAACTCCAATGCAGCCAATACTCTCAATGGGTTTTGGGATGCCTGTGTGCGTGAGACTTTACGTGCAGCGCCATGGGATTTTAACACGGTATACATTTCATTAGCCCAAAGCGCAACATACAAAATCATTAACAATTATTCTTACGCCTATCAATATCCTACCAACTGTGTGCGTATCTGGAAGATTCTTGCTCCTATATCAGGGACATCTATTGTTGGTGTCTTTCCAGGGATTTATCCAAACACTTCAGTGAATAGTTGGAATGGTTGGAATATGCAGAGCCAAAGGTTTAAAGTTCGCTACGATCCTGTGAATAATGGGAAGGTCATTCTTTGTAATACAGCGCAAGCGATAGGTGAATACTCTGTGCCTATCACAGACGTAACTCAATTCGATGATATGTTTGTACGCGCGCTTTCATTACGTTTAGCAGCTTATGTCTGCACACCTTTAATTAACGACGATCAGAAGGCAATGGGTTTAATGAAGCTTGCTCAAGAATCAGCAGGGGAAGCCATGCGCATGAATGATGAAGAAGGTGACACGGATCATAATGATGAACAAAGCGCTTTCTTAAACGCAAGAGGCGGTGGTGGACCTGTGAGTCCCCAGTTCTGGAACTCACCAAGCACTTCACAATATTAGGAGGAACATGAGAGTATTAGGAAACAGACTTTTGATTAAACCACATGAAGTAACTTCACAAGGTGGAATTATATTGACGAATGCTATTAAAGTAAAAGCTGACGTTATCGCAGTAGGACGCGGATATTTTGTTGACGGTCAGTGGGAACCCATGGACGTTAATGTAGGTGATGTGGTTTATTTCCAAGGTGGCGTTGAGATTGAAAAAGGTATTTTAGTTATCAGTGAAAAAGATGTCTTAGCAATTATGGAGGAGAAAAATCATGTACGACCACGGAGTAAAGCCAGAGAAGTTGTATCCAACAATGCCTGAAGAGTCAAAGGAAATATATCCTGGGATATCAATCCCTGCTGAAGCGTTTGATAAGGGCTATGAACCAGGCGATGTATGCTGCATTGAAATATATGTAAAAATTGGCATGATGAGCGAAGAAACTTATCATTGTGAACTATTAAAGAGCGAAGACTGCACAAAGGAAGATGAGAAAGAATAAATGGCTCAGACTATTCCCTATGCGGTAAATTCCTTTGCCGGTGGAGAGTGGGATCCACAGCTTCAGTCTTCCGTTGATCTTGCCAAGTATAAGACCGCTTGCAAAGTCATGCGCAATTTCTTTTCTCATGTAAATGGTAAGGCTTCTAATCGTCCTGGTACATTGATGGTTGGCGCTACTGCCTTGTCCACAACCAATCAAGCCGCAGTCCAGAATGTCCGACTAATTCCTTTTATCTTTAATACCGCTCAGTCCTACGTGTGTGAGTTTGGCAATGGATACATACGTTTCATTAAGAACGGTGCGTTAATAAATTCATCTCCTGGCGTTCCTTATTCGATAACTTCCCCATATACCTCAGCCATGGTCATGCAGTTGGGTTACACACAAAGTGCTGATACGATATTCTTAGCCCATCCTTCAGTTGCGCCTCAAATGTTACAACGTATCTCAGATACAAACTGGACTCTTATACCTTATCCTTACATATTCGGGCCATGGTTATTAGATAACACGAATGCTGGTTACACACTAACAGCTTCAGGCTTTGGGATGACAAGCGGTCAAGGGCTTGTTTCTGTGGGCACAAGCGTAACCTTGGCAGCTTCTGGGTTTACTCCATTTGTTTCAGGTCATGAAGGTGCTTTATGGGAACTTTATCAATATGTGCCTAATCAAACCGTAAATAATGCCGCATCAGTTCCAACGGCTGCAATCTCTTGTGGTGGAACTTGGAGGCTTATTACTAACGACACCTGGACAGGTGATGTGTGGGTAGAGAAGTCTTTGGATGGTGGGAATACCTGGTTACAACTTAATTATTATAACGCAGTAAGCAACTTCAACGTAAACACCTTTGGCACAGAAGACATGAGCAATAACGCTCCTCCGTTTCTTGTCAGGGTGAATGGTACAATATCAACCGGAACCATCGAGATAACCTTAACATGTGATCCTTACATTCAAGTAGGAATGCTCCAGATAACCCAGGTTCAGTCAAGTACCAAAGTTTTTGGAGTAGTTAAGCAGCCAATAGGTATAAATGCTTCACCAACAACTGATTGGGCAGAAGGTGCTTGGTCTACCTATCGTGGATGGCCTTCTACGGTTGAGTTCTCACCAGATGACCGTTTATGTTGGGCGAATACTCCATATCAACCTATTACCTCATTTATTACACAGACAGGAAACTATTTCAATTTCAACGTGAATAATCCTTTGGTAGATTCGGATTCGCTTAATATAAACCTACCTTCAAGACAGTTAAACGCTATAAATTCTTTAATTCCTTTAAGGGCTATTCTTGCTTTAACCTCAGGTGGGGAATGGTCTATTGAATCAACGCAAGGCGTGACAGCACCTTTAACTCCATCAACAGTCTACCAGCGCGTCCATGGGTATGAGGGATCAACTATAGTCAGGCCTTTAACTATCGGTATCAGGGCGTTATTCGTTCAAGCTCTTGGTAAAGTCGTGAGGGATGTGGGATATGAACTTATCTTCGATTCTTTTGTGGGTGCGAACATCAGCTTATTCTCCAATCATTTATTTTTTTATGACAATATCGTTGATATGTGTTATTGCCAAAATCCTGACAGCTTGGTATGGCTTGTTATGAAGTCTGGCAAGCTTGTAAGTCTTACATACCTACGTGAGCAACAGGTAGTCACATTCTCACCTCATGATACCTTTGGCGAGTTTATGTCTTGTTGCGCTATCACAGACTCGGTAAATAACTATAACGTACCGTATTTCGTAGTGAATCGTGCGAATGGGCAGTTCATTGAGTATATGCCTAAGCGTATGAACAGTCAGTATATTGAAGATCAATACTTCGTAGATGGCGGTGGGATATACGACGCTTTAGGTCAGAGATTCCAGAATGCTGATTTTGAAACATGGTCTTTGGGCCCTAACGCTGCCCCTGATTATTGGACTTTAGTTCAAAGCGGCACCGTAACGCAGACCATGGCTCCTATAACTACACCGAATAATGTAACCAATGTAGAGAATGGACTGTCATCTGCTTTATTACAAGGAACGAATCCTATCCTTCATCAGCAAATGGATCAGGCTTACGGATCTACATATTGGCAAGGTCGTACAGTTACGTTTAATGCTTTTGTAAGGTGCGGGACAACTAACACGGCTTGTGTGTCTATCTACGATGGTGTAACACATACTCAGTCCTCGTTTCATCCTGGTGACAACTCTTGGCAATTACTATCGGTTACGGCTGTCATCGGAAATAGCGCAACAGGTGTTTACGCTCAATGTAAAGTCTTCAATGGGAAAGCCTACTTTGATAACTCTTACTTTAATTCAGGAATTTCATCTATTACTGGCGCTCAGTGGCTTAATGGTCAAACTATCTCAATACTGGCTGATGGGTTCATATTACCTACTACAGTAGTCCAGAATGGGGTTATAAGCTGGCAAGGTGGGGATAATTACAATAAGATAGCCTATGGGTTGCCTTTCACGGCTCAACTACAACCTACGACACCTTACGTGCCAATGCCAGCAGGTACGATGCAGGCTCACACTATTAATATCGGCAAAGCTGTTATAGGGGTTTGGAATACCGCAGGAGGCATGGTTGGGACTGATTTTGAGGATATGAAGCCTATTCCTGACCTTGCAATCGTCAATTACGACCCGCCAGCTTCACCTCTTTATACAGGTAATGTTGGTGTGATACTTGGCTCAAACTCACAACCTGAAAACTCTATCTGTATTCAACAGTCTGATCCTTTACCTATTACGGTATGTAACATTGTTGAAGAATTGCAAATAAGCGGGCTTCCCGCAAATCAGGGGCCATGAACTTAACCTACGAAGATTCTATTGTTGGCGAGATAAGGCCAAGCGTAAAAGAAGATTGCGAAGCTATCGCTAAGAATATGCGTGACCAAGATAAGAAGGAAGCATGGAGCGCATTTAGAATGACACCTATTCAAATAGCAGAGTATTCTTTTAACAAGTCTTTGATATCAATGACGATTATCCATGAATCGCCTATTGCTATGTTCGGGATTATGACACATGATTTATCCATAGGTGTTCTTTGGATGCTTACAACCCATGGCTTAGAATCTAATGGTTTCGGACGGCCTTTTGTTCGTAACTGTAAAAAATGGTTTAATGAAATGTTGGAAATATATCCAGTTTTAATTGGCACAGTAGACTTGCGTAATACAACTTCAGTCCGCTGGCTGAATTATTTAGGTTGTGAATGGGGAGAGCAACATTTATTTGGAGAAGACAAGATGCCTTTTAAGGGATTCTGTTTTAGAAAGAAAATATGAGAATTGATTTGTTATTTAGAAGGCAGTATGGCCCGCTTGCTCTTATCCCTGCAGCAATAGGGGCAATAGGATCAACGGCAGGCGCAACTTTAGCGGCTGGTGGAGCATTTGCTACCGCTGGAGCAGCGGCAGCTTCAGCAGGAACGGCAGCAGCGGCTATAACGGCAGGTTCTGCCGGAATAGGTATTGGTGGATTAGCAATGGGAGCAGCCGCTTTAGGAGGTGCTGTTTCAGCCTACGGTGCTTACCAACAAGGCCAAGCTCAAAAGAACATGATGAACTACCAAGCGCAAGCTGCGGCAGTTCAGCAAGGAATAGTTTCACAAACAGCACAAGCGAATATCACAGGTGAAGAAAATCAAGCCGCGTTACAATCTGCGCAATTAGGGCGTCAACAATCAGCTGTTAAGGGCGCACAGGCCGCAGCTATGGGTGCCCAAGGATTAGATGGTTCAGTTACCGGAGCAGACATTGCCAAAGACACCTTCACTAAAGAACAAATGGATCAATCAACTTTAATGTATAACGCTAATGTTAAATCATGGGACATTACTAATCAAGCCAATGCTCAATTATGGGGATTAGGCGCTCAACAGACCCAGTACTCTATGGGTGCTGAGAACGCAGCCACGGCAGGAGATATCGCCGCTGGCGGGTCGTTATTAAGCTCTGCCGCACAGGTAGGAACTATCGGGGTAATGAATCAAGGGTTTAATCCTGGATATGGAATATACTAAAGGATATTTATGGATCAGTATCAACAACAAATAACTCCTGAAGCAACACAGGCAACGACACCTGAAGAACTGCATCCTGTAGCTGCCGCTTTTGGTGGTGATATTGGCGCAGCCTTAGAAAAAAGTGGATCAGAGGTAGCAGATCGTGTTCAAACACTTTCTTTGCACATGGCAAGGATGAACTACTATCGAGGTGAAGCGCAACGCGCAGACCTTTTAAATAATTATAAAACACAACTCCAAACTAAACTTTATGGTGATCCAACTGATCCTAATGCCACAGTAACATCAGTAGGTGGTAATGTTATGCCAGATGCAGGAAAAATGACATTATCGGCAGGACCGTCACCTTCTAATGTGACTCCTACAGCGGCACCCGTAGAAATACCTGCTGGTGTTTATCAGCGTAAAGGCTATGCAGCCGCAGGTGCAATACAAGACGTTGACCAATGGCATCAACAAGCTTCTCAACAAATAATGGATCAAGCCCAAGGTTTAGGACTTCGTAACAATGCTGTTTTAAAGACCCAAATGGATAACGCTTGGTCATCTGAACGTATGGGTATTGTTAAGCATGAAGCATCGCAAATTGACCAAGCACAACAGCAGACATGGTTTAAAGGAATGCAGTTAGACGCAGATAATGCCGTAACCAAACAAGATCCTGTTTCTTTAGGCCGGACGATTGATTCAATCAATGACACCAATAAAGTTTTGAATGACCATCAGGGGAAAGATGACAATGACCCGATAAGGCAAATCACTTCTGATAAATTTGTAGGTCAAGCTTTAAATAATTCCATGACCGCAAATCTAAAGTCAACAGGCGGCGACCCAACACAATTCCAATCCACGCTTGACAAGCTTCACGACGACGGAAAGATTAACGATACGCAATATGATAATGCCGGAGAACGCCTAGAACACCAATCCACACAAATCCAAAAACAAAATCAAATTGCTATTAAAACGCAAACGGTCAATAGTCGTATGAATACAATAAACGCTGCGCTTCAAAACAAGTTAGATTTCAACAATCCGAACACATTGAGTGAAATTTCTGCTAATGATCCTAAACTTGGAGAGGCATTAGAAGCGTACAATAATAACAAAAATTCAGATATAAAAGATAATGACGTTGATTTTGCAAATCTAACTAAAAAGATATTCGATGCTTCAAGCAAAGAACAGGTCAATGAGTATACGATGCAGGCATTAAAAGAACCTAATATCTCTCAAGACAGATTAAATATCCTTGTCGGAGCTGCCGCAGATAGGGGAAAGAATTTAGCAGACCTTGAAGGTCAAAGCAAATCACCTAATCCAATACAAAACATGATTGACCAAGGAATGAAAGTATTATTTGGGGAAAACAATGAAGCATTGAAAGTATTGTCTGGTAAAAATGACAATGATAATTCCAAAGCTCAAAAATTGGTAGATTATATGAGCGCTGTTAAAGATGGAAAAACAGTGCCAGAAGCAATTCAACACGCAAACTGGCAAGATGCTATAAAAGCAAACCCATATCTTCAGAACATTCCACCTAACGGTCAGATATATCACGATAAGAACGGAACAAGACGCATTGTTTATCCAGACGGTCACCAGGAATCCATAGAAGGTAAGAAACCGTCAGCAGGGTCAAAGGAATCAGATGACAACAGCGACGACTGATGCGCCACAGACAACAACGGCGCCTCCGCAATTTGATTTAAGCACAGCTGTGCCTGAAACAGAAGATGGTAAAGCTATCTCTGCTATGCCTCCTTTTGATTTAGCGTCTGCTAGACCTGAAGAATCGCTTGAGGCAGCACGTCCACAAGATAATTTACCAGAACAACAGGCAGCACCTTTAAGACAAGAAGCTACTGACCAGATGAAATCAGATATTGAAAAAACACCACCATCACCTCTTTCAGAAGCTGTGAGAGGATTTATAGAAAATGTTGGTAAGGGTGGATTAGAACAATTTAAAGAAGCTGATGCTGTTTACTCTCATCCTAATGAAACGCCAGAGCAGGCTGAAACAGAATTAAATAAGGCAGAAGTAGCAAAGGGTGTGATGGGTCAGCTTCAAGACACGTTTACCATGGGAATTATGTTTGCTGCTCCTGAAATGTCACCTAAAGCATGGGCAACTCTTGGAACATTTATGTTAGCTGACACAACAAGACAGGCAGCGCAAAGAATATTCTTACCGAATTTAACGCCATCAACGAAAGATGTATTAGATATTCTATCCTTTCCTGCTGAAGGCGGCTTGGCGCATGGGGGAATAACGGCAATAGGTGATATGATTTCAAAAGCATTTACCATTAAAGGCGTTTCACCGACGATAGATTTATCGCCTGATATGTTGAAGCTATGGGCAGAGCCAGCGGTAACAGAAAAACCAGCAGAGGCTCGACAACCTGACGTTGAAAGAATGGAGAATGAAGGTGGGCCAGTAGTTGATACTGGTGCTATTTTAGAAAAACTTGGAGTTACACAAAATCATGTTGATGTAGCTGTTAATCGAGATATGCCTGTAAGAATACCTTTGGTTAATCTATTTAATCTTAATCCAGATGAAGCAAAACAGATTGCGATGTTTGAAGGCGAAGGCGGTGGCCAACAACAAGGAATTGAACCTAAAGAAGAAACTTTACAAGAAGGAGAACAAAATGCCAATCAAGGAAGAGAAAGCGCTCAAGGCGGAAGCGGACAAGAAGGGGTTGAAGGGGAAGCACAAGCTGGCGTACATTTACGGGACGATGCGCAAGGGGGGGTGGAAGCCGAAGCGGGAGCAGAAGTAGCTAATCGCACTCTTGACCTGACCACGTCTGGTAACAATCCGAAGAATGCGGGGGATGAATCTTTAGGTAAAGAACAAGCGCAAGAACAAGAAGAATTGAGCAAGCCACAGAAAGAATCTCAACCAGTTGTCGATCAGAAGTCTTCATCAAAAGAAAGTATACCACCTAATGAAGGAGAAAGCAAGGTTAGTGGTTTATCTAAGTCTGTAGAAGAAGATGCCATTCATAAGGGTTTAGTTGAGGATTTAGGAGATTTACCATCATATAAAACCCGTGATATGGCTACAATAGCCAAGAAGGTATCAGATTTCATTGATAAAGATCCTGAATTAGCCAAAAAGATAGCTTTAGGCGAAGCGCCAGAGCAAGATGACATTCGTTCACAAGAATTATTCACAGGATTAAAGGCAAAAGCATTTAAAGAAGGTGATGTGCCTTTAATACATGAGCTTGGAACAAATGAAAATGCTTCTGCAATGGCTACAGAACTTGGCCAGCGAGTAAAAGCTTTAGATTCTAATGATTCTGAAAATCCTGTAAATATAGTAAGGGATGTTCAGAAATCAAAATCTAAACCAACTAAAGAAATGTTGAAAGACCAAGAAAAGACGGCTAAAATTATTGAAAAAGAATTTAAGAAAGTAAAGATTAAAAAAGAAGATTGGAACTCTTTTATGGAAAGCTGGAAGTGCTAAATGCCATTTTGCCTAACCCCACAAGCAACTAAAATGATTCAAGAAAAATTCACCGAAGATAAAATTACTCCAGAAGAACTAGGAGATATGGATTCAGAACAACGTCATGGATATTTAACATCTATTGTAGATGAACCAACGGCAACTAAATTGAACGAACTTATAGAAAGCAAACTTATTCTAAAGAATCAACAACAAGGACTAATTAACGGTCTTAAAAAAGCCTTTGGTGAAGATCATCCATCTTTAAGAGATGCGGTATCAAAAGTTATGCGGATGGAGAAAGTATTAAAGCCAGAAGAAGGAAAACAATTCATGGCAGATTTAGCCGCTCATAAAGTTGGTGGTGCGGTAACATTAGATCAAACAGCTCACATTTATGATATGGCAAAGGCAGCGTCAGACTCTAAAGAAGAACTTGAAAAAGATCCGCTCAATAAATATAAGATTATTGATTATGGTCGTAAGTACCTTGATCTTGTGGATTATGCCGATTCATTAAAGCCAAAAGCAAATCCTTTTATGAGTTTTTCAAATTGGTGGAACCTTCCTAAGTCTGCCTTGACTTCTGTTTTACACTTCTCTGCGCCAGGTGTTCAGGGATGGGGGATGGCGACAACAGGAAGATTCTGGCAGGCTTTTGGAAAAATGTTTAGTTATTTTGGGAATCCTTTAAAAGAATCAGAATCTTACGAGGATTTAAAAGCTTACATTGCTGGCCATCCTGATTATAAGTTTGCAAAAGATGGAAGATTAGGATTAACCCACTTAGGTGACAAATTAAATTTGCGTGAAGAAGCTATGCAGTCAAGTCTTTTA